CGGACAGTGTCGGTCGTGAATGATCTCCCGCGCGGGCACCACGATCGACTGCTTGATCATGGCCAGTTCATCGATCGCCAACTGGTAAAACACGGATCCATCTGGAGCGACGAGTGGTGTGATGCGATGCGGGTCGAGAATGTGAAGTGCCCGGACGACTTGGCTCTCGCCTCGCTCCTTGAGCACGTAGGTATTGCCGTGCCCAAGCTTGGACAGCATCCACCACTCGAAGAACTCGATCCGCGTCTGATAGTCGTTCGGCTTCCGCAGAACAGGCGCACACTTACCGCTGTCGGTCTCCGTCCAGACACCTTCGTCGTCACGCTCGACCAGCTTCGGGCGGAGTTTGGCGATGTCACCAGCGATCAGCGTCAGGCAGGCGTAGAGCGTGGGATTCTGAAAGGCGGTATCAACGGCGACGTCTTCGTTGCGCTGCCAGGCTCCGGTCGTCAGTTCTTGAATGAGCGGCCACCAACCCCGCGATCCTGGCACGGACGTCAGGGCCGCGGCCTTGGTCCTGGTGATCGAGAAGCCGAGAATGTTCACTCGGGATCCTGGACAGGAACGGTCCGGCGGCGATAGACGCGCTTGGGTCGGACAGGCTCGACGATACCGGGTTCGCCTATATGGCCGTCGTGGCCTTCTGGACAGGTTGTCCCGTCGCGGTTGCGACGGCGAGCTTTGCCGAGCAGCACCAACACGCGCGCGTGGTCCTCGCTGTACGCAGAAAACGACGCCCCGATGGCGTACCGTTTCCCGTCGTATTCGCACGGCTCCGTGGCGATGAGGGGTACCAACAAATTGGACGACTCCAGACCGAGAGAGAGTCCGGCGCCCACGAGTGACCGTGAGCGCCGGGTCAGAACGATGACGACCTATGGAGACGCCAGGCTCGGGCCGTAGGCAGCGGTATCGATCACCGCGACCACGGTCGGACGGCGCTTCTGCCACCGGATCCACCGTTCGGCGCGGATGCCGATGCAGTTGCGCTGCCAGAGGTTGAACGTCGGCGCACCCGGCGAACCGCCCATCATGTCGAGGGTGGCCTGGTTGCTGGCGTCGAGCGTCACGCGACCGTCATCCGCCAAGAAGATCTCGGACGGCTTGAAGATCACGAGGTGCCCGGCGTCCACGGAGTCGGAGACGATCACCTGATACCCGAACAGCGTGCCGCCCGTCGGGGTCATGGCGATCCCGGTGGGCTGCTGGCCGAGGGCGTTGGTGAACATGCTCAGCCCGAGCGCGATCGTCGGTGTCGTGACCACCGTGAGGCCCATCAACGACACATCCGCGGCCACCAGCGTGGCCAGGGCCGTCTTGAAGTCGTAGAGGAACGACGCCAGATCCGCGCCTGTGGCGTTGGGCGCGCTCACGCCGTTGGTGATCGACGCCGGGCTGGCCGCACCAGCCGAGATGCCCACCTGAATGAACTGGGCGTCCAGGAACCGCGCGCACTGCTCGACCATATCGTTACGGACGGTCGCTTCAGCATCGGGCCGCGACAACCGGACCAGTTCCTCGGTGAGCACGACGATCCCCGCCGCCTTGCTCTTGCCGAGTGTGTCGCGCGTGAACGACAACTCGCTCACCTGCTTGGTGCCGGCTTCACCGACCCATCCGAACGTCGATCCGCCGGTCTGCGTGATGATCGGGATGTTGAACGGCACCGGGCGGAACCCGGAGACCTTGCCGATGATGGTCTCGGGCCGCAGGAGTTCGACGAACTCGGTCTCGATCGTGTTCGGGTTCACAAGTTCCCCGCCCCACGACGGGCTCGCGACTTCGGTCGTCCCGGGATCCGCCTTGAAGTGCATCGCCTTCGCGTAGGCGGCGACTTCCGGCGTGTCCGTAAACCGCTTCGCATACGCGAGCGTGTCCGACAGACTGCCCCGGCCCGCCGCGACGGCCATCGCGTAGCGCACGAAGATCTGGCCCTTCTCGCGCTTGACGACTTCGACAACCGGCCTGGCAGTGCCAGTCCTCGCGGCCGACGGCATCAAGGGCCGCGACTGGATCGCCTGTGCATCTTCGACCGTCTGCAGCTGCTTGACGCGAGTCGTCAGCGCCGGCACTTCCTTCATGAGCGTGTCGCGTTCGGTAACGTCGTCACCGTCGAGACCGCCGTTGGTTTCGTCTTGCGACATGAGCGCCATCAGCCGATCGTTTTTCACTTGCAGATCGGTCTTGGCCCCTGTCAACTGTTCAGAGACATTCATGGTCTGTGCTTTCGATGAAAGGCCCGGAACACCAGGCAGGGAAGACGGTCGCCCAATGCCGGACACGGCGGGGGTCGACGCGTCAAACTGTTTGACGGCGGTAATCGTGCATGCCGCATTCATGGGCACCACGACGGCGCTCGTCTCGCCCCATATCCATTTTAGGTAGCGAGTAAACCGTGTGCCTTTGATCGGGGTCGACTCCACCGGCGACCAGCCGATAGACAAGCCGCGCACCAATGGAGGATTCGCGGTAAACGAATGCCAGGCTTCCTCGACGCGTTGCTTGAGCAACGCGGGAGCACTGGCCGATACCGTAGAGACGCGGGCCTTGATGTAGATCCCGTTCGGGCGTACATCGGCCGCGAAGACTTCACCGATCGGCTCGGTGTGCTTCCATAAAAACGGCATCGGCAATTTGAATTGAGCGCCGGCCGGATCCATCGAGTCCCCGCCGCGATCGACTTCTGGGGAACTCGCGATTCCCTCGATGATGCGCTCAACAGGATCGACGCGCTTGACCTCTAACGTCGCCCAGGCGCGGTTCTGCACACGTGGAGTGTGCAGAAACTTAGGGGATGAGTGATTTATTCAATACGGAAACTGCTTTCACGCCCCGCGCTTCAGTTGGAGCACGAGCAGCGTCTTGACCATCGCCGACACGGACACGTCGTGCTTGGCCGCTAATTTGACAATCCGGTCGTGGTAGGACTGAGGCACCCGCGTCGAGACCGGAGACGACGGATCGCTTGACAGTGGACGGCCAGGCCGACGACGTTCCAGGTCATTCGCCATCATCGCGCCCCCAGAATGATGATCTGACACGTCGCCGCGACATGCGGCTGCATCGCTCTCGACAGGCAGGTAAAGAACGCCACGGCCCCGTCGATCTTGTTCGGGCTGTCTTTCCCGCCCGCCTTGCGGGGGTAAATCTGCCCCTTGTGGTCCCGCTCGACGGAGACGTTGCCCACCATCCAGGCCATCGGCTCACTCCCGTCGTGCTGCAGTTTCTTCCCGAGCACCAACGCCTCGGCCGTCTTCATCGCCGGGTCCATCGTGTCGACGTTCTGGGGAATATCGAGCACCATCTTCTCGACCTTGTCTCGGCCCAAGCTCGGCTCGAGCTTCAGGCGAATCTCCTGCATCATCAGCCGCGCCGACCGTCGGTCGAAGTCGATCTCCCGCACGTTGCACGTCTTCACCAGTTCCAGGAGATCATCCTGAATGCGCCGATAGTCCGCCTCGTTCCCTGGCGTGACGATGATCGCCCCCGTGCGGGCCCACCCAGGCATCTGTGCCGTCGGCGACAAACGAACCACTTCCTCAGGGACGTAGATCTTCGACAGCAGCGCGTACCGCTCGGCGTCGAGCTTGAAGAGCAACGACAGGGCTGACGGGTCGCGGGTTTCCCCCAAGTCCACCCCAATAAACAGCGGGAACGTCTTCAGCGACTCCAGTGTGAGCCCCGGCGCCGAACAGGTCTGCCACGTCGACGCCGGCATCCACGACGCCTCGCTGCGAATCCACACGTTGAAATGCTTCGTCAGGAGATTGTTCATCTCCGCTTGGTTCACTTGCGCCGCGGCGATCTTGGCCGTCAGGTCCGCCGGCTGCACACTCACGCCGTAGTTGGGGTTGGCCTTCCGCTGCACGGATTCCAGCCGAATGTCGTCACCCGGGTCGATCGTGTAGTTCAGCCCGAAGAATGTCTCGTCCTCTACGTCCCCGTTGAGGATCCTCTGGAGGTAGTCGAGTTTCTGATGGCAGATGCCCCCAACGTCGACCCCGGCGGTCGTGATCCCCAGGAGCCACGGTTGTAACCGCGCCCCCGTGCCAGTGTCGAGCACCTGCCACACCGCCGGCGTCTTGTGCGCGTGCAGCTCGTCAATGACCGCACAGGACACGTTGAGCCCATCCAGGGAGTTCGCATCCGCCGACAGCGGCATGAACTTCGAGGCCGTCTCCGGGATCGCCAGACTTCGGGTTGTCTCGGACCCGACCCGCACCCCAAACGCCTGACAGAAGGCTGGCGACCGTTTCGCCATCTCCCACGCAATTTCCGCGACCGCCTTGGCCTGGTCCCGGGTCGTCGCCGCCGAGTAGCACTCCGCGCCGCCTTCCCCGTCCACTGCGAACATATACAGGCCGATAATGGCGCCCATCGTGGACTTGGCGTTCTTGCGCGGCACGAGAATCAGCCCGACCCGGAACCGTCGCAACCCGGTCTCCGCATGGACCCATCCGAACATGGTGCAGAAGATCCAGCACTGCCAGGGCTCGAGCCGGATGGTGTTCCAGATGTTCCGGCCTTGCTCGTCCTTCCCGACCACCTTCGCGAGCGGTCCCTT